CTATGTTCTTAACTGATCCTTCGTCTCGAGCTTCGTGATCCTTCGCTCGTGGTCGTCAAGCCTGTCGTCGGCCTCATCTATGCGGCCATGCAGCTTATCGTGCGATCTGCGGCTCTTTTCTTCAAAAGCTGAACGAGATTCGGCCAACTGCTGTACCTGCGAAGTCAACGTTGTGATCGTGGTATTCAGTGTCAACATTGGCTTTACTATGGACGCAACCAGCCCCACGAGCACGACGATGACGCCCACCACTGCCCACTCCGTCATCTTGCCCTCCTGTTAATTATTGTCCGTGAGCTGCTTGTACACCTGATTCACACCAGTCGCGGCGAGGCCGCTGACGATACCCACTGCGACAGCCGTTATATAATCAGTCGCAGGAAAGTCCGGAACGTCCAGGACCAAACACACGGCACCAAGCGCAGCCCCCATCAGTCCGCAGATGCCAGGAAGCCATTTATTATCCAGCGGCGTCGCCTTGATGAGCTGCGCGAGCAGATAGCAGATCACCGTGATCGCAGCCACAGATGCTATGCCCATGTCCATTATTTCTCACCTCCTTTCATGTCATAGAGACCAAGCCTGTCGTGCGCGACATAGAGGCGCACAAGGTCGAAGGTTAGCCGGAGATTGCCTTCGTCATCCACGCCCTGCAATGCGCCCTTATCAACGAGCTTTTTGATGGTCGGGCGGCCCCACTCGGGTACCTCGTCCACCGTGTTCCAGTATGTAGCGCTCAATTTGTCTTTCACATCCTTTCTGAATTCATCGAGATATTTTCCAAACTGCGGCCACCAGTGTCGGACGTCGCCGTGCGGGGCGGCTATACCAAGCTCCCAGCCTGTCCTATGGTCGATGATCACCGGATATCCCTCCGGCGTCGTGCCCTCCGGGTCGAGTCCAAACAGCTCGCATATATGGGCGCAGAAGTCCACTGCCTCGTTATAGGTACGCAGAAAATATTCCGGGTCCTTCAAGGAATCCTCGCATATCTCGAAGCCGATATAGCCGAGGCGATTAGCCTGCCCTCTGCTCCCGCTGCCCGAGTGCCAGCCCTGCCAATCCCACGGCAGCAGTTGGTATGTTGCTATGCTGCCGTCGGCTAATCGGCCTATCATGGCGTGCGCACACACGCGCCGCCCGCCGCATACGCCGCAGAAATCGCCGTTAGGCACGTAAGAATGCGCTCCGATGTCCGCTCCCCCGGGGTGGTAGACGTTCCAGTGGTTGGTGTAGGGATGGACGCCAAGCAGCCCGTCATCAGGCTGTACGTAGCGACGCAGATTAGGGTTATCCGCCCCCGTGCTGTGTATCATAATGCCGCGCGGCACCATCTTTGTGCCCGCCATATAACAGGCGTTCTTTTCGAGGAACAGCTGATGCAAATCCATATTGTCACCTCATACAGCCAAAGAAAACGTTGCTGATGCGATCAGATAAATGTAGATAAAACCAGAGTATGTAGATATAATTTCGACTCTCTGAAGCCCTGTTGTGCTTGGAGATCCCCCAACGGTAGTTGATTGGCTAACCACAATAAACGTGTTAGTATATGAAGATATTTCTATTGGCGCGTCATCATCGGTTATAAATCCATAAGAAGTACCTGTAACATAATAAAGCTCAAAGCGATACCGTTCGCTTGTAATTGTGCCAATGGCTGTAGTTTTTGCCTCAGCCGTTCCGGAAACTCCGAAAATACTCTTGCCTTTCACAATATTGGCTGCAATTAAATTGCTGTCGCCGGCCACGGTCACCGCCCCCGTGGTATACCTCCCAGACGCTACGGCTGTCTGGTTCGTGGTGCCGGGGGTCACGGTTTTAGCCGCTTGCGTCGGAAGCTGCTTTGTGGAGGATTTCGTGCCCCCAGGCACATAGCCCTCCTGCTGCTCCGCAGTGGCCGTAATGAGACCGGCCGCGCTCACGGAGATCTGCGGCGTCGCCTGCTCAACCTGCGGGGTATTGCCATCATTCGGATTCGCTATCATATCCGCACCTCATTATCCTCAGATTCTCCTGGAGCCTCTCGTTGTCCGGCTCCAGTTCCAGCGCCTGCTCCGCAGCCCGTATTGCATCATCTATGTGCCCGAGACGCCAGCTGGCTATTGCCATGAGGTCGTAAGGCTCCGCGCCCCAGGCCTCCGGCTCGGTTATGTAGTTGTTGTCGCGCGTGGTGATGTGCAGCGTCCGCATGGCCCAGTATCGGCACAGGGGCCAGTCCTCGCGCCGGTAGTAGAGCATTGCCAGAGTATACGGCGCCTCGCGCTGTGTCGGTGCCTCCTCGGCTGCCCGCTCGAGCCAGTGCGCCGCGCTCTGCCAATCGCCCAGCGCATCGCAGCAGCGGGCTATGTAGCGCATGCTCGCCGCCCGCTCCGCGGCCCAGGTCGCCGTGGGCATCGCCAGATGCCGCATCAGCGTCGCCATGGCATCGCCCCAGCGCCCGTGGAACATGTACTCCCGCCCGAGGTAGTGCATGTTGCGGTCGTCACCCGGGTCCTCGGCGACGGAGAGCTCAAGCAGGGGGAGATACTGCCTGCGGCTCTTGCTGTCGTCCGGCCAGTGCTCCACGCGCAGTGCCGGGACGGTGATGCAGCTCTCGGCCCTGTCCGGCGTCAGTACCTCGTGGACGGGGTGCGTCCAGCGGTAGCCGTACCGGGCGTGAATTTTGTCCGCGTAGTACGCCACGCCGTCGCCGCCGTCGGGCGTGTGGCTCCAAACGTAGGTATACCGCGCTCGCGTAGTGCCGGGCGTCCAAGCAGCCTCCAGCGCCTCGCGCCAGCCAGGGCAGAGCACTTCGTCAAGATCGAGGCAGACACACACGTCCGCGTCTTCCGGCAGCAAGGCAAGAGAGGCGTCCCTTGCCGCATCAAAGCGCCAGGGCTCGATAGTCTGCTCGTACACGGTGGCCCCCAGACCCCGCAGCAGCTCCGGCGTGCCGTCCGTGCTGCCCGTGTCCAGGATGTATACCCCGTCCGCCTCCGAGCACGAGGCCATAAAGCGCTCGGCGAATTGTGCCTCGTTTTTGCATATGGCGTAAACGATAATTTTCATGAGTGTTTCTTTCTATGAGCACGGAGCAGTGTGCCTGTGTGTATCATCATTTCACCTCCATTAACCTAAATAAGTTAAAATTATTGCACCATCTTGACCGTCCGGTTGATAGCTACCAGAGAAGCTTGCATCTTCGGAATCCCCCCCGTCACCGTAATTTCCTATTGTGCTGCCACCTTTCCCGCCCACAACATAATAGTCATCAAAGTATTCAAGACTTGATGGTTGTGTAGCAAGATTTCCATAGGATACGCCAGCAACAGCCGTACCTCCAGTGTCACCCCAAAAGCTGCTTTTGCCCCCACTTATTGACCAACTACCGAATCGTGTATCGCCGCCGTTTTCAATTGTATGTTCTGGAGAATACCTATTCTCACCGCCGACAGCACCTCCACCAATTATATAGTTGTATTTTGTGCCCCCGCTTAGACTTACCGTCTGTGTAGAACCCGAAGCACCGCCAGCGTAAGCCCTGTTGATAATCACAGTACCGCCCCATGGACCACTACCTACGTAATTACCAACAGCAGCGCCGCCGCCTCCATGCATTTCAAGCGTCCATCTACCAGAAGCGAGACACTCCCATGTTCCGCTACCAACAGTATCTAAAACAATCTGTGTTCCTATTGGCAGTAAGGGCCACACCTTTTTTATTGCCCCGGCTACGCCAATATAAGCCTCAGACACAGCCCTGACTGCGCTGCTAACACCAACTTTGAGGTCGGAGATATCGCGCTTTGCGCCATTGATGCCAACATTCATATTTTGCTCCAGTATACGCTTGACACGTCAGGCGCAGTCTCAAGGCTGGTCTCATGCGATACGAGGCATTTATACAGCGCGTCACTCGGCGCGTAATACCTGCGCTCGCCCTGCGCCACATAGCGGTAAGGGTTCCATATAGCGGACAGGGAAGGCGCGATAAGCGCGTCGGTATCGCTGAGTTTCGCCGCCGCCTGCTCGAAGGCTGCGCGCAGTTCGCTCACTTCGGTGTCGGAAGAAACCGGCTTGCCCGCAAGCGTCACGGTGCTCTGCTTCTCCTTCTGAGCCTGCTGCTGATAGTCCTGCTCGGCGGTGTTGTTCTTGCCCATAATGGCGGTGACTGTACCGTCACGGTTGTCGGTTATCGGACCGGCGACGCTGTGTTCATTCCACTCGAAACTGTCGCCAAATTCATCGGTGAGGGTGAACACCGCACCGTCCACAAAATGCGCCGCAGCTTCGGCATAGGTCATCGTCGCGGTTATGGTAAGCAGCTCACGGCTAAACCCGTTGAGCACGCCCTTGCTGAGATTGGCCGCAGAGGTGTTGTAGGTGGTGTTATCTGAGAACTTGATTGTGGTTTGCATGGCTTTCCTCCTTACGAATACACGATGGCGATACACCCGTTGGGCAGGGTGCCCGGCGCAGAGCTTACGAGCTTAATGCCTCGCGCACGAATGGTGGTGTAGTCCGTACCGGAGAGGTTGGCGGTTTTCTGAACGAACGCGCTTCCGTTAAGCGTGTAGGTACTGCCGGATTGCGAGCCGGAAAGCCCGCCAGTGGCATTGAGAGTGAGCGCGTTTACGCCGTTGATAGTGGCGTTCTGTCCCGCCGCACCAGTAGGGCCCGTGGGGCCAGTAGCTCCTGTACCGCCAGCGGCACCCGTAGGGCCGGTCGGTCCCGTGGGGCCCGTCGCTCCTGCGGCTCCGGCGGATCCGGTCGGGCCTGTCGGGCCGACTTCACCTGTCGCGCCCCGCTCACCTTGGTCGCCCTTCGGCCCGGTCGGGCCGGTTGGACCTTTTGCTCCGGCTGCTCCAGCAGATCCGGTCGGGCCGGTTGGACCGACTTCACCTGTCGCGCCCTGCGCACCCTGCTCACCCTTCGGCCCGGTCGGGCCCGTGGGGCCTGTCGCTCCTGCGGCTCCGGAAGATCCGGTCGGGCCGGTTGGACCGGCTTCACCTGTCGCGCCCTGCGCACCCCGCTCACCCTTCGGCCCGGTCGGGCCCGTGGGGCCCGTCGCTCCTGCGGCTCCGGCGGATCCGGTCGGGCCTGTCGGACCGACTTCACCTGTCGCGCCCTGCGCACCCTGCTCACCCTTCGGCCCGGTCGGGCCCGTGGGGCCTGTCGCTCCTGCGGCTCCGGAGGCGCCCGTCGGGCCGGTCGGACCCGTGGGGCCTCCAGATGGGCCAGCCGGACCCGTTGGACCTGTTGCTCCCACTGTTCCAGGGGCTCCTGTTGGGCCAGTGGGGCCAATTTCGCCCGCTGCGCCCTGGTCGCCCTTCGGACCGGTCGGACCTGTCGGACCCGTCGCTCCAGCCGCTCCGGCGGAACCGGCAGGACCCGTGGGACCCACTTCGCCAGTCGCACCCGCCGGACCCTGCTCGCCTTTCGGTCCGGTCGGGCCTGTCGGACCTGTCGCTCCAGTCTCTCCAGCGGCACCAGTTGGACCGGTCGGGCCGATTCCGCCAGCCGCGCCATTCTCGCCTTGGTCGCCTTTCGGCCCAGTTGGTCCCGTCGGACCAGTTGGACCTCCGGACGGGCCAGCCGGACCTGTGGGGCCTGGCACGCCTGCTGCAAGCACGCCTGTGTCTATGTACAGTCCCTTATTGGGATCCCATGTCAGCCATGTCTGTGCAGCTGATATCATCGGCTGATGCACAGCGGCGCTCTCTGCGCGGTCTGCCGCCGCCTCTGCACGTTTAGCGTCATTGCCGGCGGTGGTGACCCAATCCGGCGCAGGGGCCGGCGGAGGCACCACAGGGGCGCCTAGGGCCCGGCTGGTGGCCGTATTGATAACAGCAGACTTGTAGATTACATCGTCAAGATACAGCCGTACCTCAAGCATGCCGGTGCCGGGCATGGCCAAGTCGGAGCTGTTAGGCAGCCATGTTATGACCTGCTCGCTGGAATTGACGATAACCGGATATACCTGGCCGTCCGGCCTGCGGAACACCACCGATACAGAGGCACCAGGCAGCTCCGCAAGCCAGCCCGAGACATCGATGTTCAGCTCCCGGCATAGGTTTTCGCCCATGCGGCCGATCTCCACGTAGCCGATGGGCGGATTACATATGTTGATGGTCAAAGTGAGCCTCCTATTTAATCAGCCCTAGCTTATTCTTCAGAATGCCTATGAGATTATTAAGCGCATAGAGATAGTTGTTGGCAGTTACAGACGTATACGACATGTTGTTCGAGCTGAGCGACAGCGTCTGCCGGGCTATCGGCGTCTGGCCATAAAAACCCAACGTGCCGGAGCTGCCGCATATGCGGCTCGCGCCGTCGCCGGTATATATTCCGTACCAAGGGACCGAGCTGGTGCCGAGATAATACGGATATGTACGAGACCCGGCGGTGTGAGGCACAAATGCCCGGCTGGAGTTAAGCTCGGCATAATTCGTTGTGCCCTGGTACAGACGGGACACCGTCGGGCTCCCCCACTTGAGCGCATAGTTTGACGTGCTGGCCTTGATCAACGCCTGTCCGACATTTCCGCCTGTCGGGATGTGGTTTTCAGGAGCATCTGCCCACTTTAGTGCATAGTTTGACGTGCCGTTTTTTACGAGCATTTGCCCGTCAGTTCCGCCAGCAGGTATCCGCTCAGTCGGAGCGTCAACCCACTTAAGCGCGCGGGAAACTGAACCGTTTTTCGCCAGCAGCTGGCCGTTGCTGCCGCCGTCTGGGATGTGGTCGACGGGAGCGTCAGTCCATTTGAGGGAATAATCGACCGATCCATCTTTAACAAGCATCTGGCCGCTGCTTCCTCCTGAAGGTATATAGTTCTTAGACGCTGCTGCCCACTCCACATCGAAGGGCTCATCCGTGCGCTTGGACAACAACTGCCCTTTTGTCCCTCCTGTGGGTATCCCCTTCATGTCAGCCCACTTTGAGGCGATACCCTCATTGCCGTCCTTGGTCAGCACTTGGCCATCACTTCCGCCGGCCGGCAGAATGGCATCGGCGTTGGGGTTGCCCACCGGATACTCGACGACATAGGTACCTGAGTCCTTGATTACGCGAACTCGCTGTCCGGGGGCAAAGATGCAGAACGAATTGCACTTATAATGCTTTTCCGACGCGGTCTCCTCGCCGTCGAATATCAGCGTTATGCCGTCATCGTAGATCTGGTCAATAGTCGCAAATGAGTACGAGAGATCTTCAGAGGCCTTATCGCTCATATCAACACCACCTGTCTGAGAGTGTGCGACATTGTCTGGCCTCCGGAGAGAGTCAGATACCAGCCGGTCTCCTGATAGATCCCGCTCAGCTCCGTCCGGCTTATGGCCACTACATCGCCCACGCCGTGCCCAGGCTCCGCCAGTGTCGTCACCGTGACAGTCTTGCTGGCAAGCATGCTCTCGAAAGCAAGGTGCTCAGCGTAGCGCTGCAGCTCATCCTGGGACGCTATATTGTCCAGCTGCACGACTGTGGGTATGCGCCGCCGGCGGCGCACGGTGGACAGCGCCGACATGGGATTGTCGTTGACTGCCGTCGCCGTCATCGGTTCCTCGAGATCCGGATTGGATACCGTGCAGATAAAGACGTTGGGCGCATCATAGATATCGAGCTCTGACTCACTGTCGGGCATCAGCACCGACAGCGGTGTCCCGTCCGTGTACGTGTGCGCGATACGCTCCGCGCTGGGCTCCTGGCGCGGCTGGAGCACGGCAGTGCCGCGGGCGTCGAACCAGATGTCGTTGTAGTTGATCTCAGCCAGCAGCGCATTGATAATAGTCAGGTAGGGTGTACCTATCGCCCAGTCCTCACGGTCGGTAGGGAGGGTCAGGGTGCTCGGCGTCTCCATGACCATGCCTATGCCGGCAGAGACGAGCAGCTGCTTGACCGCGTCGAGGTATTTTGTACCCGCGGACCAGTGCAGCAGCGTCTCGGTTTTGGCCTGCTGCAGCTTAACGCCGCGGTCATAGGCCTCCACGCGGTCGAGGTCCACGCCGTAGCCTTTCGAGGACGTTGTGACCGTGCCCGGCACAAACACGCCGATGGGCGTCTCCACGCCGTCGATTATGAGCACAGGCTGAAGTTCATCATTGGGGTAGTCGATCTCGCCGGTGTGGAGAAACACGCCGGCGAGACTTGTTTTGATAGCAGATGCCGAGTCGGCCATGACCGAAGGCGGGGACGACTGCGGGAACGGCAGAGAGCCGCTGCGCACACCGTCCCGCAGAATGTCCACCCGAGCCGATATATGCCTAATCATAGGTGACCTCCTCGACATAGTTGACCCGCTGTATCGAGAAGCTGAAGGAGTCGAAGAAGCGCGAGCTCTGCTTGTCCAAGGCCTCGAGCGCCCCGATGGCACAGTTGCCGCGCCGGTCTTTGACGCACACCAGAGAACCCTCTAACGCCTCCAGCTCTGCTGATTCTGCCGGAGACGCGAACGCGCATTGCACCGACATTGTGGCTGAAGTCCACTCAGATATCTCAGCGGACGGGTACTCGGCTCCGGGCAGATACTGATAGTTCACGGTGCGGCTCGTGTTGAGCGATGTGCGCCGGTCGGATGTATCGGCGTATCGCAGCCGCAGCCACTTTGCATTAGGCACCGGAGATATGTACACGGTGTCGCAGGTGGAGGCTGCTGTCACGGTGTTGGAGAGGCCATACTGGCCTGTGGCCGTGAACACTCCCCGCACTGCGTAAGTATGGCTGCCAGAGCAGTAATTGTCCGTATAGCTCTGCTCCGTGATTTTAGCGATGGGGCGTCCATCTCGCAGCACATAGTAGGCGTCATAGCCGCTCGATGTCCAGCGCAGGGACACCGCGATGCCGTCGGCTGCTGTCAGGGCGATAGGCTCTCCCGCGGAATTGCTTACCTGGACGGAGCAGGATCCCCACGGGCTCCAGAGGTTGTACTTGTTGCACACTCGGACCATTGCCGTATATGTGCCGTCCGGGAGGTAGTCGGGCAGCCGCCAACCCTTGGCCAGGCCGTAAACTATACCGCTGCTTATGTCGGCGACAACCGCCTCCCACGCCTGCTGATCCGTAGACTGCCAGGATATGCTCACCCGCGGGGCCCCGCCGCTTGTGACCTGCACCACAGGGGCCGGCGGAGCAGCCACAACGATGATTTCGACCGGGTCGCTCCAGTCGCCCGCGGTTCCGTCTGTGTTATACGTCCGGACGCGCCAGTAGACGGAGCCGGAGGGAAAGGTGTTGGCCGGGACGGTGCACTCCGTCGAGTCTCCAGTAACGTGACCCAGCGTCTGCCACGCCCCGTCCCCGGTGTGATACTGGAGGTCTGCGGCTGTCTGCTCCGTGCTCGTTGCGATGTTGTGCGTCCAGGAGAATGTGCAGGGCGCAGAGCCATCTACCATGGTGCTCACCGGCGATATCGGCACGGCCTCTGGCAGGGCTTCCACAGTGCTGAGCGTGTACCAGTCTGATGACAAAGTTTCGCCCGCGCTTGTTACAACGGTGACCTGCCACTCGATTTCATCCGATGTAAATGTATCCGCTGGGACGATACACTGCTGTGACGTACCGCAATCGATGCTGTATACCGTACTCGAACCAGAAGTCTTCCAGCGAAAAGCACCCGAGCTCTGGCCCATTTCTCCATAGCATACCTGGCCTTGGAGAATAGATACACGCCAGGAAAACAAAGATGGGGAATGTTTGGGAACATAGCCGCTCTGTGGGGATATGTCCAAAAGTTCGCTCTTGGCGTCCAAGTTATATGCGATCTCGAGATATGGAACGAAAGAACTGGCTGGGGTATATGCCATCAGCTCGGCGCTGAGGTCGGAGTCTGAACGGCCTCCCTCAACAACCATGCCGTATCTCAATGCGTTTAAAACCTCAGCACGATGGGTGCTGGGCGCGCCGCGAGAAATTCTCAGGCTCAACCACTTGGACGGGGATTCAGGAGTAAGGTCATCTCGTGAAGTCCAGAAATCGGCGATAACAGGCAGATCGTTGTATACCAGAGAAGGAAAGTCAGCGCTCTCAAAAAGGCCATATGCATATAGAGATGCGTACGAGTATTGGCCGTCAGACAGCGTTGTCGAGGCATAAATGCCTATACATGACATGCTCTCTATATGTTTGAACCACAGCGTTTCCGGAAGCTCTTGAAATTTGAGAAACAGGCAGCTCCTAAAACCTATGTCTCCGGATGCGAGGGAGACTGCAGGACTCGTTCTGTCATTTTTGTAAGGGTCGGACAGGCTCGTATACGTCCAGTCAGCCACTGGCAGCCGATATGTCGTCATTAATCAACCTCCTCTGCAGGCATCATTCGGGTTTTGCGCCTGCGGTCGCGGGCAAGGCGGGCTATGTCGCTCAGCTCAGATATCTCTCGCAGGCTCAGTGTGACATAGTACACATCGCCGGTGCTGCGGGCCGACTCCTGGGCGCTCTGGATGACGGAGCCGCGCGGCAGGAACACGCGCTCCGGGCCGTTCTCGCCGACCCAGGTCACGCCGCCGGGGAAGTTCCAGTCTCCGGAGGCGTTGTACATGGACTGGAATACGCGGCCGGAGGCACTGTCGCCGCCGAACAGTATTCCGCCTATAGCGCTCCAATCATCGCTGGCCCCGGCAAAATCCAGCGTCAGGATGTTTACTATTGAGGACAGCGTCAGCAGCACGACTTTGAGTGCGTCGGATATGGTCGCTATAACCCAAGCGATAGCATAAAATACTGGAGAACAGGCCACCAATACATCACCTAATACTTCAAAGGCAGGCGAAAGCGCAGTCACCAGTTCAAGCAAAGAGGCAAACACGGTCACCAGGCCGCTGTCGGCCAAGGCCTCCTCGATGCCTTTCACGCCCTCACCTGTCTCATCAAAAAAGGCTTGCAGCGCAGGGGTGAATTTGAGGGCCATAGCCTTCTCCCCAGCGTCCAGCCTCTCGTTGAAGCGGATCAGCGCATCATCCACACCTGCAAGCGCTTCAAGTTGTACGTCTGTAAGGACAGCGCCAACCTTTGAGGCCTCGTCGCAGAGAGCCTGAAAGGCATCCGTGCCCTGAACGATAAGAGGATTGAGGTCCTGGGCCGACCGGCCGAAGATCTCCATCGACACCGCGTCACGCTGGGTAACGTTCTCTATTTGGCCAAGGACGTCTATGACCTCCAGGAACACTTCCTGAGCATCACGGAGGCTGCCGTCGGCATTCATAACCTCGATGCCGAGCTGATTCCAGGTTGCTACAGCCGTCTCCGAGCCGCTCTGCACATCGGCCATGCTCTGGATCATTTTCGCCTGGGAGCTGGCCACAGTATCAAAGGACACGCCTATGAGGTCGCAGGCGTACTGATAGCGCTGTACGGCCTCAGTGGACAGGCCCGTCTGCATAGAGAGGTCCTGGATCTCACCGGCTGCCGCAGCCTGTGAGAGAGTAAGATCTGCAAGTGCTTTTTCGACCTCCACTATTACGGCCGTGGCAGCTGCAAAGCTGCCGATAAGCAGGGCCAGTCCGCCGTCGAGTGAGGTCATGGAGTTAAGCGCGTTCGTTGCGCCTTCCGGCAGGTTAACGCCTAGCTTGCCGGTCAGGTCGCTCAGAACATCTCCTAGGCCCTTGCTGCTCTCTGTGGTATCATTCAGTCCGCCATCGAACGTATCGAGCCCTGAGGATGCATCAGACAGAGCCTCAGTATTGGCCTGCAGCTGCTGCTCCATCTTGGCGAGCTCGGCCTCGGCGTTGTTCAGCGTAGTCTGCCAGCGCTTTGTGCGGTCGTCTGCCTCTCCGTAGCGGTCCGCACTGTCTTTCAGCGCAGCCTGCAGAGCCTCAACCTTCTCTTTCTGTGTGAGTATTTGCCGCGTGAGGACGTCGCTGCGGGCAGTGAGAGCGTCCACGCTGTCGGCGTTGGTAGCAAACTGGGCAGAGACCAGCTTCATCTCAGAGTTGAGAACCCTGAGTGAGGCGTTTATCTCAGATACAGCAGCCTTATATTCCTGTTCCCCATCGAGCTCGAATCTGGTCTTAATGGGCTGCGTGGCCACGCTTAACCACCTCCTCCGAGTAAATAGGCTGACAACGACTTCTGCGGCTTGTCCTCACGTTGCAGTGTCCTCCGGGGCGCGGCAGCCTGCAGCAGAGCCGCAACGCGCGCAGGTGTTGCGGTGCGCCAAAAGGACCTCTCGTCGAGCTTTAGGACGCTCATCCAGGCATACAGGTACCAGGCGAAGTCGATACTGCGCGACTCCGGCTCCGCCTGGTCAGTCAGTTTTTTTGGTCGTTCTCCTCTGTGGAGAGCTCTGTGTCGGCAGACATGGCTTTTCCCACCAGCCGCATGACAATCGCCTTGACCTCGTTCATCCGTGCGGGTGCGAGCATGCGCCCCACTTGGCGAGAGGTAAAGCGAACCTCTATCCCCTGCTCATCAGCGGAATCATTGAGCATGGCCGCGAGGAATTCCATCAGCGACCGGACGCCTGCCTTGCCCGACAGCGCCTCACTGATTTTTCCGTCAAAAGCCTCCTGGACATCGGCCAGGACATTCATGTTGCAGCAAAGCTGAAAGGTGTGACCGTCGAATTCAAACGGCACACGCTCTAGACGCATATCTATCATGACTGTTAGCCTCCGGTTGTCACGCCGAGTGCCCCGTCGACCCACTTCTTGGCGTTCTCGACAGTATCAACGGTCACTACGTCGACCAGGTTTTGCGTGGAGGAGTGGTCTGCCATGAACTCGCCAGTCGTCGTGGGCGTCTGGAATGTAAGGCTGTCGCCCTTTGTCTTGTACACCATAGCCGGAAGGCCGAATATGATGCGCCGCACAAACACACAGGTGTATTTGAGGGCGCCGTCTATCATGTCGGGAGCATAGAACGCGCAGCCCACAGCGGAAGGCTCGTCTGCGCCTGTGTAGGCAAGCCCGGTCGCGGCCGGCTCGAGATCGGAAACGGTTATCGAAGAATCCTTTGCTCCGAACATCATTTTCTGGGCTTCAGCTGGTATGTATTTGGTCGCGACACTCATAGTACCGCCGGTGATGAGCTTCATATATTCAGCCAGCACGCCCTCAGCATAGAGGCGGCCCTCAGCATATTTGAACTGCAGGTTCACATCCATGGCGTCACCGATAGAGGTGACGTCTGAGTATGAGATGGTCCCGCTTGTATTCTTGTACTTGCCGATTTTGATATATCTCAGGTCAAATGCAGGCATTATATCAGTCCTTTCTCGTGCAATATCGTGTTTGCCGCGTCCTCACAGGCGCGGATCATCTTCGGGGTCGCGGACAGGATGGCAGCGTTCCAGAAGTGCGAGCCCGGGATATATCCGTAGGCCTTTTTGCGCCCGTAGTTAAGGACGAATGCCTTGACCGCATTCTTTACGCCCTTCTCGTCCCTGCCCTTGACGGACATGGACACGCTGTGGACTCCGTCCTTTGTATCGACCCTTCTGTAGTAGGTGACATTGTCGCGCATGGCACCGGTATCAATATGCCCGGCGCGCACCAGGGCGCTCCGGGCCTCTTTAACAAATATCTCGGCGCCGGCGTACAGGATCTTCTTGGTGTTCTCCTCATCGTACAGGCCGTTGTCCTCGAGCTGTCGTATCAGCTCAGGCAAGGCGCTATCTGAATACTGAAAACTAGCCATAAAGCGCCCCCGCAGCTATGGCCGTCAGGCTCGCCTGGGACTGGCGCTTGTCGTCTGAGTACTGTACGGCATCCAGCGTGGCGATCCAGCCGGCAGCCTCGAGCGCAGCCTTCACCTTTTTCATCAGCGGCACATAACTCCCGCCGGTGAAGATGTCCACGGCATAGGCCACACCCGTCTCCGCCTCCACACCTTCGGCGTATATCTGCCCGGTCTGCCCTATGCACTGATAGGTCACAAAGGCGTCCTCAGTGCCTCTGTACGGAACCGAGGACACAGGCGCTCCAATGTCCGCAAGGGCTTCAGCTATCGGTATCATGCTCTGCCTCCTCAACCGGGAACACCGTCTCAGACAGTCTGAGCGACAGCAGCTGCACAGGCAGCCCGTCGGAGTTCTCTTTGCGCTGGATCTGCACTATGCGATACTGGTTCCCATCAACCAGGCAGAACTGCTCGGCGCTTATCGGAGCCGGCCACATCTCGGCGGCAATGTCCACGCGCTCACCGGCCTGCAGCGCGGCGTAGTATCGTGTCACGCCGACGGTGGATTCGCCGAAGTAATAGCTCCGACCCGGGCGCAGGCAGCGGGGCTCGGCCTCAGTATCAAGTGTGCAGACAGTCAGCACGCGGTCATAGATCATGCGCTGCCACCTGCCTGAGCGATCTTGCGGTCATTGAGCTCCGCCCGGATCATGCGGGGCATGCCCGAGGCGTCCGGGCTTGCCCGCCGGCGATATATCCAGGCGGCATACATGGAGAGCAGCGCGTCATCCTCAGGGGCGTCCGGATTGAGCCGGACGCCTTCTCTCGCTATCGCCGCATGAGCCATTGACAGGTAGTGGTCAAGCTGCACCTCCTGCTCAGGCGTGGGATGCAGCAGGCCGAGATCGGTCTGCAAAAGGATCCTCTGGTTTGCCGTAGGCGTCACTCGGCCCACCTCCTTTTAGTTAGCGGCGTCCGTGGCGAATGTTACGGTCTTTGTCGGCGCCGTGTTCGCATAGTTGAGCAGTACAAAGGCCTCTCCGCGCACAGGCTTACCGTCATAGCGCTGGGTACCCTTAAACACCGTGCAGTCGTCCAGGAACATGGGGATGTCCGAGTAAGCGATTTTCGCACCGCTCCGCTCGGCAATGACCTCCAGCGTCAGATATCCGCCCGCAATGTCGTTATCAGCCATGAACTCGAGCTCTACGATTTCGCCGCCAATAACCGGCATGACATTGGAAACACCGGACATAAGTGCTGCGGAGCTATTGAACTCAAGGCAGCGGCAGATGAGGTCCATATGGGTCTTTCTGTTCATGACCCACACAGGAGCACCAGTTGCGTAGTTAGGCTTCGCGGTTCCCAGAGCAGCCAACAGAGGCGAGAAGAACTCTTTACCGGTGCTTGCCGCCAGGTCAAGCATCAGAATGTTGGTGGTTGACAGGTTTGTAAAAGCACCCTGGTTCTTGCCCCACCATGCAGGCTGCGAATCGGCAGCCAGTCGCGTGACAAAGCCCACGGGCATTTTTGTTCCGGTACCGTACACGATTGCCTTATCAAGTGCAAGCCCTATAGCCTGCCCAAGATAGTCAATGATTGTGGCCAGAAGCTGGAGATCCGAGTCATCCTCAAGGCTGCTGTTAGGCACGGACACATAGCCGCCAACTTTGTATTCATCCAGTTCTACCTGTGTAAAGGTTATGGTGAGCTCATTGACAGCACCAACCGCCTCCGTCCATATCCCTTCCGGGATTGCTCCGGCAACGTTTTGACGTCCTTTCCCGGATATCGGGCGAAGCGTAACAAACCTAATCAGCTTTGAATAGCGATCAACGCCGTCGCGCAGCACGCCCATCAGAATGTCGGGAACACCGAGCTCGGCGCCGGTCACGGAGGATGCAGCGCGGCGAAAGCCGCGGACACGAGTCAGGAACTCTTTTACGTCCTCTCGGGTAACAAGCGCCGTGCGCTGTTCAGGGGTCTCGCCCAGGGCACGTATCGCCCTGGTGTTGGTCGATATATTCGCCACAGAATCACTCCTTTTCTTCACATCTGCGCCGGGCTCGGCGCTTCTTGCGGCCTTGCCGGCCGCTTCGATTTCTGCAATCTGCCTCTCCAGCTCGGCGATCTCGCCTGATATGCGGGTCTGCTCGCTCGCGTTGGTTTCCCGCGTCTGCTCGAATTCGCTTACAAGCGTTTCCACGACTTCGCGCTCCTCATCAGTCGCGGCCTCGTTTATCGCCTGTTCAAGCTCCGCCTCGCGAGCCTCGAAGCTGGATGCGGCGGTACGCAGCTGATCCAGCTCGGCCTGCAGGGGCTCGATCCTCTTGCGGAGAACGAGTACTTTAAGTGCCATTGCTACCTCCTAATCTTCGTCTCATTTCAGCGCGCCAAAGCTCCAGGCGGCGCCGGTTGATGGTCTCCAGGTCCCTGCGCCTGGCTTCTATGCCAGTGTCCTCATACGCCGGGAACGTGCAGGGGCTGACCTCGTAGAGAGGGCTGATCTTCTCTATCTCCCAGCGGCATTTGCCGTCACCCAGCTCGATAAACCGCTCGGACTCAATTTCAAATCCAATCGAACACTGGCTCACGTCTCCGCGCTTAACGCGGGCATAGAGGTCCATCGCCGCTCTGTCTTCCTGATTGATGGTGATGCGCCCCCACAGGCCTCTGGAGTCCTGCTTCAGGGTCATGGTGCCGGCGCGGGTGCGGCCAAGGACGAGGTCTGTATTGTGGTTTACCAGCGCTCGCACGTCACCGGATACAGATTCGTCAAAAGCGCCGGGCAGTATAATCTCCGTTGCACCCGGCCAAAACTCGTAAGGGCTGTTGAAAACGGCAAAGTATCCCTCGATATAGAGTTCAACTCCCTCCTCGCGCGTGGAATACTCGACCGGCAGGCAGCGGCGTTCCATGTTAGTTCTATTGGCTGCGGGCATATCAGTCCTCCTCACTTTGCAGCTTTTTCTGATTGCCGATCATGCCGGCGGGGATATAGTTCTCCAGGATAACGCGCTCATCCAGGCCGGGCTCCGGCGGCAGGTCAAGCCAGTCGCGGACCTCGTTACCCGTCATTATGCCGCGGACATACTGATCATCGCCGACCGAGGCTAGTGTCTTGAGGTCGTAGGCATACAACCGGCGGGTATTGAACTTCCAGTACCAGCGCTCGGAGATCAGGAGCTTCTTTGTAAGCTCCTGTGCGATGCCGTTCGCTATTGGCTGGGCAGTCGTGCGGATAAAGTTGTTGTACGCAGCCTCGCTGTACTCCCCCACGCCGAGGAAATACGGCGGCACCCGTATTGCAGCCGCGACGCAGCGCTTGTCCATCTCCACGCTGGACGATATCGCAATGTCGGCCAGGGACAGCGGTTTGACCGTGACAACGTCCATGAGCTCCGCGGGGATCATCCAGGGCTCGCCGGCGCGCTGCGTCTGTATGTACTCATGCATCAGCTTCTCGCGGCCAGACGGATCTCTTAGTTCCTCGGAATTGGAGTCCACCTTGATGATCACGCTCGGCATCCAACGTGAGGACATAAAGGCGTTTGTGGTCGCCGCGGCCTGACGCAGATTCTTAAGTACCTCGCGCAGCTGCACGCGCGGGCCTCTGCCCCGCCACGGCGCAGCCGGATCCGGATGCAGCCGGAAGTGCAGTACATTATCAGGCGCAAACATCTGGCCTCGCCATTGGATGGAATAGCTCAGGCCGTTGTCCTGCGGCAGCGTCGTCGCGCCCGGCATGGGCAGCAGCTCCTCTATCCGGCCGTTACGGGAAGCAGGAAGGACGAAGGCGTTGCCGTCCCCGGATGTGAACATCGTGGTCACTATCCAGCTGACCCAGGTCTGGCGTGTCCCCAGACTGTACGGAGTGATATCGATCATGCGCGACAGCTCGTTTTTGAGCCGCTTGTCGCCCTCGTCGGTGTTCTCCATGAGCCATATTGTGGCGTCGGATATGATATCGGCCACCATGCCGACGGCATTGGCAACGTCCGGCGAGTCGATGAGCCTCGAATATCCGGGTACAGTGAGGTCCGATTCTGTGTCGGCCAGCGTTATCCATCGCGGCACGGTCGACAGCGGGGCATCCCGCGAGCGCGGGACCGGCTTAACTCGCAATTAATCACCCTCCTTCTGAGCGCCGAACCAGCCGGCGCCTTTCTTTTTGGCTTCGAGATCTATGAGATAGGTGCAGGCTGCGAACACTGCGCAGTCGAACACGTCTATGCGCAGATTCGGAGCCAGCTTGTCGTAATACGTCACGTCATCAGCCTTGTCGACGCCGTGGACGTTCTGGACGCAGTATTCAAACGGCTCAGCGTGGCAGTAATACAGCGTGCCGGCCTTGGCAGAGTTCATGAGGTAGTGGAACCCCTCATTCTTGAGCAGAGCCGTCTGCGGCTGGTCACGGACGGTAAAGTGCGCCGCCTTCATGCCGATGTAATACTCGCGGCAGAATTTGCGGTCATGTCCCACCCGGCGCACCTTGAAACCGCGCGTGCGCATGTCCGTGAACCACCGGACCACGTCGGCGTGATTTGTGACCTTGTCGTTTGTCATGTCCAGCCAGTGGTCGTCGAGCCAGCCGAACAGAGGTATCTGATCCCGCTCTGCCTTTACGAGCGCAGCCGGACGCGGGAACCAGCAGTGAGGGACGATGATGTCCACGCCCTGGTAGTGGCCGAACAGGCACGCTGCGGTGAGGTCATGCAGCTTTGAGAGGTCGGCGCCGCCGTACCACTCGACCGGCAGCCTGGCAAGATGGTCAAGCGTCCAGTCATACTTGGCGTCAGACGCACGCCACTCCTCGATGTCGAAATACGCACGCAGCGACTGGATAAAGACATTGAGGCTCTTGGTCAGGAACTCCGGTCTCATCTGGGGATCCTCGCGGGCAAGCTGCGCGTCGGCGATCATGTCCGCCGGGCGGATGCTCGCGCCCCAGCCCGGATTACAGGCCTGCATGACAGCCGGGTCATCATAGTCTACTTCGCCGTTCGCGCCCTGCTCGGCCGCGGCTATGAATACGAAGGTGCGGTCAGCTATGTCCCCAGTCACGGTGCCGTCGAGGATCTTCCGGCAGAAGTCCACGCGCTGCGCACAGAAGCCGAGCTCCAGCGAGCCGGCAGTCGAGATTCCGATGACTAATTTGTTGGAGTACGCCTTGGTCGCGTCCTTGAGCACCTGGTACTGCTTGGCGCTCTTGTAGGTATGCATCTCGTCGGCAATGATGACGTTGGCGTTGAACGAGTCCTGACGGTCGGGCGACGTAGCCAGGGCATTGATAGAGATATACCCGTCTCCGACATCGCCCGATATGCTGTGCTCATTGTTGCTGCCTATGATCCGCAGCCCGTTGTCGGGATCCTCGTCTACGGATATGCCGAGACGCTTCACGTTGAATTTGAGGAAGTCAAAGCCCTCCAGGGCCTGCTTCAGCGCGCCGCCGACCTCATACACCTTTGAGCCCGACATCCGGTAATAGAGGGCAAAGGCCCAGGCCAGCGCCGCGGCGAAGGTGGTCTTGACGTTCTTGCGCGGGACAAATATCAGGGCCTCAACATATCGCCGCAGCTGTGTGCCCGGCTGATAAAAGCCCATGATGTTGTAAACGCAGAACTTGTGATACGGCAACAGCTCGAAGGGACGTCCGCGCATGGGCAAGCCCTCAAGATCTTCGCCCTGCTGGTGGCAGATCGTAGTCTCGATGAGCGCGATTATCAGGTTGGCCTCTTCCGCCCGGAAGTCCCAGCGCCCCGTGTCCAAATCGGACACATATCTGGCGCAGGCCTGGCGGATCTCTGTGCAGGCGGGGACTTCGCCGGACAGGACGCCCTCAACATAGGCGTCGACGGCCGCCTGGTAGTCTGCCGCTTTGGCAATCGCCGTTTCCCTGGCCGTATCCAGCAGCGCCTCTATCGGGCTTCCCGACGAGGTATTTGCTTCAACAGCGCTTCTGGCCTTTTTCAGCCCCGCGGGAGTCAGGCCCAGCTGAGTGCGCAATGCCAGGACATCCGCACGCAGCTTCTCGACGGCCGACCAGTACGGGTCTTTCGCCATGTACTCGGCTCCGGCCTTGTTGGTCATGCGAGCCACCATCCGGCCGCCCTGCTTGCGCCATTCCTTTTCCGCTCTGGAGAGCTGGCGTTCAGTCTTGGCCAGGGCCTTGATGGTCGGCTCGTATATCTCGTTGTAGGTGTCCACGGTGCGCATGGCGTCGCGGATCATGTCCTCTCTGGCCAATTCACCGCCTCCGGTCCATTCGCGCGGGCGCGTCGTTCACGGGCGCTGCCCGCGCGCAAGTTCTTGTTTCCGTTTCTCCTGAGCATCGAATTTTACCCCCCTCGATTTTTTTGTCCGCTGTCGGAAGAAGTCCCGGCCCCAGTGATCAAGGGCAAAGATTTTCAGTCTCAGGGGGTGGGGGGGATAGTCCGGCGGCGCCATGACTCGCCGAGCGCTGAGAGACTGCCGTCGTCGTTGTGCATCGCGCGGTGCGCCTCAGCCGACAGGCTCAGGAGGTTCCAGTCAGCCCAGGCATATTCGGGCCAATCCTCGGCCGGCCAGATGTGGTGAACGACAGTAGCCTCAACGTTGCGTCCATAGCGCCGCGCCTCGCGGCAGCGGTACCCGTCACGGCGCAGGATGCGCGGTCTGACATAGGCACGCCATCGTCGGCTCTCGTATCCGTCCCACATTCAGCACACCTCCCGGCGGCAAACAAAAAGCGCCTGCCTCCGACACATGGTCGAAGTCAGGCACTGGCACTTTGGCACTGGCACTCGCCGTCTGAAATTGTCACGAGAAGCCGGAGCTTACACTTGCGGCACCATACCGGCAACTGCACCGCCTGAGTATCCGGCAGTATTACCTGGTCTGTGCGGGTGTCGCATATCGGGCAGACGATTCGTCCTCCTCGCACTTCCAGTTTACCCAGTGCACCTAAATGCGTCAAGCGTTTTCGTGTACCTTCCGTCATTTTCTCGTACCTCCCGCCTAAAGATATACACAGCCCCAAGTCAGAAAAAAATAATAGCTATTCGATTTTTCGGCGTTTGCGAGCAGGCTCTGGCCGCGGCTCGGGCAGCAGATACGATATATATGTGTAGCAGCCGTATCCATTCTGCCGCTCGTCTCGGTCCAGGATCACAGCACCCGGCGGCGCTGTGATAGTCACATTGTCGTCGACCAGCTGCGACTCCCGCACAGGCTTGGCAAGGTTGCGGGATCCGACATAGCCTTTATCACCGACCGCAATTACCTTTGAATCAGAGTCCGGGTTGCGCTCTCGTACCATGTACTGCGCGATCTCCATGAAATCATCGCGGCCGTAGTGCTCGCTGTCCGAGAGCTGGGAAATCTCTATATTGTCGCCCCAATCCCAAAGTGAGCGAATCAGCTCATAGTCCTCCCGGCCGGAAGTGGCATTGATGACCATGTGGAAATGATACCTCCTGGAGCCGTCGTCCTGGAGCTCATGTATCGCATAAACGTAGCGCAGCTCCTCCCCATCCGCACGCCGCCGAGCCCGTAACCTATCCATGAATCGGGCCATGACCTTCTTGCAGGCCTTGCGGTTTGGAGGCAGGTGAGCGTCATCAAAGCCGAGGGTGATCCACAGGTCGCGCCTTTTGAAATTGGCGCAGAGCAGCAGCTGCAGCTGCTTCCACATCGCTTTGAAGTTCAGCTTCTGTCTGGCCGCGCTGCTGCACTTGGCTTTCTCCGCACGCTCTCTTGGAGAGTCCGCCGCCATGGCCTGGGTATAGCACACGCCGTACACGAGCCGACCGGCTGTCACCGTGATGAGGCGTTTAGTCTTTGCCATGGCGGCCGCCCCCCTTTACGCGCGAAGGCGAGGCCGCAGCCTCGCCTTCCCTTTTCTGTTGTTCCCGAGACTGCCGAAACGAGCAGCCTTCCGGCCCGGCCGATCCCCTGGCTACGCACCAAGGGTGGTTGAGGATGTCGCACACGGCGCTGCCGCCCGGCAGCAGGCGAAATGATTTACAGTCAACGTTCCGCCCGTCGGCGTCTGACGCAAGCCTAAACTTTATCCTTGGCACCGATTTCCCTCCTGTCTTCAACAGATTTTCGTATACGCACGGCATATGAGTATCCATCCCGAGACCGCCCGCAGCAGGCACAGCGGATTCTGCTCAGGGGTTTATCCGCGTCGAGCTCGGTCACTTCCTCAAACTTTGGGCTGCAAGCCACGCACAGCGTAATATGCCGCTCAGCATTCACAAGGCAGTCTCCCCTTCCAATTTGCCGACGTTCGGTATGTAATGATTATTGCCATCACCGCCGCCGCAGCTCCGGCATAGCCCGTCCATGAGCGTATGCGCATGTACCCGCAAAGCGGCACATCGAGCCAGCAGCACGCGGTCCAGCCGACAAGTTCAGACCACATCGCCCAAAACAGACGGTCAATGCTAGTCATTTACGCAGTTTGTCCTCCTCTACAGCAATCAATAATCTGGCGCTGAACATTATAGCGCCTTGTTTTCCAGCGTTTCTTTCAGAGAAAACGATGTGCCCTTTTGCCTCGCGCAAAACAGAATCCGTCAACATATATCTGATGAATTGTGGAGTTCTCAAAAGTCCCTCGTTTTCCTGAAATACTTCAAATATCTCTCCCTTCCTCGCTTTTCTCAGGTTTCTTTCAGCTCTCGCACCATTCTGGCAGGTTTGCGCGCACGAGGGCCTCTGCGAAGGGCGGCGGCACGGCGTTGCCGCAGCGGGCGATCTGCTTAGACTTCGGATAATTCCGCCCGGTGTAGTCCCGGTCGATGATGTAGTAGTCCGGGAAGCCGTTGGCACGATACAGTTCCCTCGGTATCAGCATGCGCAGGCCAATATCGGCTATGAAATACCACGCGCCGCCAAGCTCAAGCAGCAGCACCTCGTCATCCGCCAGCGCGTACCCGCAGTAAATATTGAGCAGTCCGCGAATCTTCGGCCAGTTGTGCAGTTCTGCGCCCGGCTCCGCTTTCCGCACCTCTGTCGTGACCACGCCATGATGACCTCCGCCCGCGGTGATGGTCTGCACCGGCTCGGAGACCGCTCCGCCTAGGTTTGTGCCCTTCATCTTGACCAGGCTTGCAAGCGTCAGGCCTGCGCGGTCTCGCGCTGTAACAGTGCGCAGAGGGGCCGTCACGTCCTGCCCATGGCGCTCAGCGCCGTAATATGCAGTCAGCGATGCCGCCGCCAGCCCGTAACGGTTGGCGGCGTCTATTGTCATCAGTGGCTCTGTCACGTTCTGCCCCCGGACATGCTCGTGCCGCTCCGTGTGATACTGGATGATGTAGGGCTGGCAAACTCCGTGCTTGCCTGCGCCCACCGCTGTTGGCAGTGGCCTACCCATGTCATGCACGCGCGGCAGCTGTCCCGGTGCCTCTCCGTACCCCACTGGAACAATAAACGGTGCCGACAACCTAATCACAAACTTGTCCACGCCGCGGATGACACGCCGCATGGTGTTTGGGCTGAGTGGTCGCTGTGCGGTGAGGCCGTACTTATCACGCACTTCCTTCCGCGTGTCAAAGATGGACGGGCATGGCAGCGACCAGTCAATGATTTCCGCCGCGCTCCTCCACGGCTTTCTCAGCCCCGCCTTCGCCTCCGGGCTGTCAGCCGGCGCGTGGGTAGGCTCCGGCCACGCGATGGGCCGCCCGTCGCAGCGGGCAATGAGAAAAAACCGCTTGCGCGTTGTTGGCGCGCCATAGTCCGCAGCCACCAGCTCGCGCCACTCGACGTCATACCCCAAGTCCCGGAGCTGCCCCAGCCACTTTGTGAATGTCTGTCCGGCCTTTGATTTTACCGGGCGTCCACGACGCACCGGTCCCCAGGTCTGGAACTCCTCCACGTTCTCCAGGATGATCACCCGCGGCCGCACCGTTCCCGCCCAGCGCAGGACGATCCAGGCGAGGCCCCTGATGTTCTTGTCCACGGGCTTCCCGCCCTTGGCTTTGGAGAAATGCTTGCAATCCGGGGAGGCCCACAGCAGGCCCACCGGCCTGCCGGCGCAGACCTCCACGGGATCGACATCCCACACGCTGGCCTGAATGTGCTCAGTGTGCGGGTGATTCGTCTTGTGCATGAGTATCGCGCCCGGGTCGTGGTTGATAGCGATATCGACCGGCCGCCCGGTTGCCAGCTCAATGCCCGTAGACGCTCCGCCGCCTCCGGCAAAGCTGTCGACTATAAGCTCGTCCATTATTGTGACCTCATCTGCACGGCCTTATCCCGCACGAGCTTGTCTATGACTCGGCCGGGTTCGCGGTAGCCGCAGAGCCGGGTGAGCTCTCGGATGTGCCAGGCAGTTTGAGGGGTGACGCGGATGATCAGCCGCACCAGGCGTTTATTCTTCGGCATTGGCTTCCTCCTCGGCGGGAGCTGCGTACAGCGGGCAATTTGCCCTGACCGTTTCTCCCGGCTTTGCTGCCGACCCGCACCATTGTTTTTTTACACAGTTGTTGCAGTTCCCCTTTGACATCAAATCGTCGAATGATTCTCTGTATAGCTCAGCGCTGTCGTAAGCCTGGGCTATCAGCCAGCACGGGTCAATAAACCTGTGAAGTCCGCATTTTTCAAGCTCTTGAGCTGCCTCGCGGGTCTGTCCCATCTGTTCATAACACAGTTCGAGCAAGACACAGTCACTAATTTGTGCGATGGTCGGGAACGGATATCCGTAGGGAACAAGCTCACCTCGTATGTGATCCACGCCGCATACGGCCCATTTTTCACCCGACGGCACATGCAGCACGATGTCATTCGGCATTATCGTCGTCCGCTTTGCAGCTGACCGAGCTGACAGTGACTGTATGAGGTCAACTGCGTCGCGGATTATGGCGCAGCCGTGGAGGCTGCAGTTGTGCTCACGCCCACAGCCAAGGCAGCGATGCGCGTCCTGCACCGATATGCGCTTCAAGTCTGAAATCACCTGCTCGCATCTTTCTGCGGTAACATCCATATTCGTCCTCCAATTCAAGTCTTTGCATCTGCCCACTTACAGCTTGCACAATCTGTCGGCACCCGTCCCAGCAGAGCATTTACGCAGAGGCCGGTCATCTCCGAAAGGTCCAGCATATCTTCAAGGCTGCAGACTTCAGGCGACCATATATGTCCCGAGCCGTCCGGCAATCCGGATATGAAGAATTGTATATCTTCTTCTAATTCACAAAGGGTATCGGCGACCTCACTAATTGTGACGCCTGCCTCAGAGCACGCATCGACAAGATGTTTCCACTGCGAAGAAGCCAGTTTATGTGCAGCTGTAGGACGGACGGGCCTTTCATCCGCTTCCGGCTCCTCTCTGGGGCTTGTTTCATGGCTTTGACCTGCAGGAGCGTCCGCTTCCCTGCCAAGCTCAGACGCGATAGCGGTCACAGATTGTGCAGTAGGATTGCCTTTAGCCTTGTTTCTGACACTTGCCTGCTGCTCCTGAGGCAGCCGGGCGAGTTCATATGCCGCCGACTCGGAGAGGCTGCCGGCCTCGAATGCTTCCATCCACTCCGGGGAGAGATTCTTGCGTATGACATCCAACCGCGCCAGGCGGGATGCCGATATCTGCATTGCCTCGGCCACGGCGTCGCGCAGTCGCCCTGGGATCTCCACGCCTTGGTTTTTCAGTTCGGCAAGCAGCTCTCTGTAGCGCTCCGCCTGGCGCATCGTGTCCGCCGACGACATGACCCTCGTCGCACGGTTGGCCTCGATCAGCAGCAGTTCCTCCAGGATATCTGATGCGGGCTCTCTGACAATGGCCGGCACTCGGGCCCAGCGCTCCGGCTCGGCCTTCGCCAGCTCGCAAATAGCAAGGAACCGGCGGTGCCCGGATATTATGCGGTAGTCTCCGCTGCCGTCGCGCACCGGCCTGACGATTATCGGCTCGATAAGGCCATTGAGCGCGATGCTGTCCGCGAGCTCGTCTGTGTTACTCGTATCATAAAAGTTTTTCTCATTCAGCAGCAGTCGCTCCCGAGGGATGAAGGATATGGCTGTCGCCTCGGTGTCCAATTTGGACACGTCCTCAGGCTTTATGTAATCAGATACTGAAAACGGCTTCTTCGCCATTAAGCACCCGCCCCCTCAAGGTATTCTGCGACCAGAGCGCGATAGTCGCGGCCGGCGGAGCTATAGCGGCTGTACTCATTGAGGGGCTGCCGTGCAAATGTGCTCTCGTCGACCTTGTCGCTGCGCCGGATGACCGTGCGGAACACGGGAACACCGGAGCCTCGGAGCAGCGCTTCGCCCTGAACGACCGCCGGACTGTTGTGCCACATCGTGACCAGGATGCCAGCAGTGCGAATGCCCGGACATATCCCCCGCACTCCGGAGATCTGCGTGAGCAGCTCACGCATACCAGACACGGAAAAGGCGTCGACCTTGACGGGGATTATAACGTCGTCCGACGCCGCAATCGCCGCGACGCTGGCGGCCGTGAAGGACGGCGGGCAGTCGATGAACACCACGTCGTATGCGGTGGCCTCGCCCGAAGTCCTGGCGTCCTCGTCGATGACGTTCAGGAAATCGCGCAGTCTGCCGGCCCCTACGCCCTTACTGACGCTGGCGATGTCAGCGGTGATAAGCGATATATCCGACGGCACGATATCGACGCCCTCGTGCGCCGTGCAGTAGATGCAGTCGTAAGGGTCATCCGCAAGCCCGTCCATTATGCAGGCGATCGTATTCGCGTCCTCGCTGATGCCGTAGAACCGCGTGGCATTGGCCTGCGGATCTGCATCTATCACGAGTACCTTTTTCCCGTAATCCTCGGCCAGAATTGCAGCCATGTTTACGGCGGTGACGGTTTTACCGACGCCGCCTTTTAGATTTACGATGGATATTGTTTTCATTCGTCTGTATCGTCCTTTCCTGGGCGTTGCCGCGCCCGATAAGATAAGATTCTCGAAATGCCCTGCCGCGAGGCATATCGAACTGCACTGTGTAATACCTGCGGGCTGGGTGTATGTAGATTACTCGCCCCTGAACTGGCGGTGATATATGCCCCCCATAATACGGCACGCAGCGTACTTCATCCCCTACTCGCACTATTACCTCCTAAAACGGCAGCTCCATTTGCTGCTCCTCCGGCGTTGCCGGTTTAATGTGCGTTTTCGACTTGTACTGATAACCGGCCCCTTTATACACGAACTTCATGTTTTTCGGATAAAACCCGAGTCTAAAATGCCCTAATTCACCGTCCTTGTTCTTTGCGACATTAAGAGTGCGATTCCCGGATGGGTTTTCCTCGTCCTCAAGGTACAAGAGCATGACTATATCCGCATCCTGCTCTATCTGCCCTGATTCCCTCAGGCTCGCCAGTGTCGGCGCACTCCGGCGGCCCTTCTCGGGTCTACTGAGCTGCGAGAGCGCAACGACCGTTATCCCCGTATCCCGGCCCAGCTGCTTGAGTGCAAGAGAGATGTTTGTGATTTTCTCATACCGATCCCGTCCTGACGAATTAAGCAGCTGCAGATAATCTATGAATATCACGTCATAGCGCCGTGAAAGGGAAACCGCCCTGATATCCATAACCGACATTCCAGATGCCTCAATGACGTCGAGCTGGATTAAGTCGCTTTTTTCTTCAAGAGCTGAAACTGCGCCCAGTTCCGCATCGCTGAGACGGTTCGATTTGATTGAATCAAAATCGAGGCCCGCCGCATATGCAGCCATGCGATCATAGAGCTTGCGGTCACTGGTTTCGAGTGAAAAGATTCCTACCTTCTTTTTTGTGGCCATTTCATATGCAAACTGTGCAGCAAGCATTGTTTTGCCAGAGCTGGGATATCCACCGAGAATAATGAGGTCTCCCTGCTCTGCAAACAGGTTCTCATCAAGAGGGCGGAAATGCCATCTCAAGTAGGCTGGCGATATATGTTCGGATTGGCGCTTGTAAAAGTCACTTATGCCTTCTGAAAATGACGTTATTCTCAGTTGGCTTCGGTTTGAGAGCAGGAGCGAGAGCTTCTCGGCCTCGCTTTTAGCCTCGTCCAAATCGGCTGCACCGTACACGCTCAGGGCTGCAGTTTTCAGTTTTTCTAACTGCGTGCCATCACGGACAATCTCGGCATATGCCTCCCAGTTAGCTGCCGTGGGGGTAGCAATCATGAGTTCCTTCAGCAGCTGCTCGTACTCATTCCCAACCTCGGCAAGTACTGTGACCGGATCAACCGGTTTGCCGCGAGAGAATAGCCGGCATATTCCCGCATATACGTTGCCAAGCGCGCCGGGACCGAAGTCCTCCTGTGTCAGCTGCTGAACAACATCTACAACGATCTGTGGGCTAATGAGGATTGAGCCCAACACGGACTGGCGGGCCTTTGTGAGCATTTCATTGGTCACCACTCCTGCGTCCGCTCCCCTCCGCCATGGCTTCGCTGGCAATGCGCTCCGGGTATTTTTGAGTAATCGTCGTTCCAAGGCTCGCTGTTCAGCCATGTGGAGGCACGAGGGATTATGCCTCGTGCCCATTGCTCGCTGCGCATATCCTTCTCCAGCGTCCGTGCCATGAGTACTAATAATGCATCATCCGGCTTGAGCTTGTCCCACGCCCTAACAGCCGCTTTTCGCCCGGCGCCGTTCGGATATGCTTTCCAGAATTTATCAAAGCGTTCGGGTTTCCATGTGGGTGTTGATACCGTGCGTCCGCCCTTTTTGGAGCCGGCACGCGCATTTCCCCCCTCTGGGGGGGCTATAGGGGGGTTAGTATTATCATGTATATATAATCTACTACTATTAGGGTGGACATTTTTGTCTAGACCCCCCTCGACAATTTTGTCTAGACCCCCCGGGGGGGTGTAGACATTTTTGTCTATACCCCCTCTGCCGGGGAAAAACGCGCCGGCGTATATCCGGCGCTCTCTTCCATTGTCATTAGTTGCCATTTCACAGCGTATAAACCCAGCGCTCTCCATCTGAGTTATCATCCTGCTGATGGTCCGCTCCGACACGCCGAGGACACCTGCAAAATAGTTGTTAGTCGCCCAGCAGTAACCGTCCTCGCCTATGAGTGCTGAGAGCTCTGCGTAAAATAACTTAGCGGTGGATGACAGCTCCTCGGAGTATCTCACCTCAGAGGGCAGCTGTGCCCAGTAACTGCGCCTGATCTCTGGCATGGTACACACTCCCCTCTTGCATTTTACGAGATATCGGATATAATGGATTTACATTCGTCTGTGTCTCTGGCATGGACTGCGTCGTACCGGTTGCCGCCGGTGCGGCGCTTTTTTTGTTCTTGCTCATAGTTCACACCACTTTCATTCCCGGATAGTACTCCGGTATATCGGCCACTCCAATGCGAGGGCGGCCGGGGCCGCGCTTGCGCTGCTGCATGGGCTGCGCTGTCGCGGTGGTCGCAGGCTGGACTGCCGCCGACATGGCTGGGACATAACGGATCGCGTTCTGCTTGACGGATTCCAGGTATGCCTCTACATCCGCTTCGGAGAATCGCATGGTCGAGCCCATGACGTAGTAGACGCCGATGCGACGGGTCTTGGCCAGGCGATAGACCGTTGACTCAGAGACACCGAGCCTCTCAGTCACTTCCTTCTTGGTCAGCATGCTTTACCTCCTTTGCAAATTTGAGCGACATGGCAGCCTGAATAATGTCATCAAGCTCGTCCATGATATCGTCATACGCTTCGCGCTCCTGTGCATCGATCTTCCCGTCCTCGGCGATCTCAATCAGGTCGTCGAGGCGCTCCTTCCGGCCGAAGTCCCGCAGCCTGCGCAGCAGCGACAGCACGGCCTGCGGCAGCTCCGTGACCTGAATGTCAGGGATAATGCCGGGAGCTCCGAGGCTGTCGACAAGGTACCAGTATGCAAGCACCTGCTGCCCTGTGACGTCCACCATACGGACAACGGCCTCGCTCGATATCTGCTGCTCGCCGAGCTCCCAGGCCGCCACGGTGCGGACAGAATAGCCGAGAGCCTCCGCCCAGCGCTCCTGTGTCATGCCTGCAATGCCTCTGCCGATTCGCGCGATATTTCTGCGGTCACGGCTCATTGTGTCATGCCTCCTTTCGGCATATGCTGGGTTCATCATCGTACAGCATGATCGTGTCTCCATAGGCTGCCATGTCATACAGGTCGTCTATCGTACAGCCGAGAATGGCAGCAATAATCGGCAGCTTGTCTGCGGATGGGAACGATATACCAACCTCCCACTGACGCGCAGAAGCTATCGACACATCACAACGGCATGCGAATTCGGTCAGCGTCATACCGCGTGCCTTTCGTAGGGTTCGTATGTTCATCCGTGGTTTTGCCATTATTTTGTCCCTCCCCTCTTGCCTCACGTCTATCCCGCGTGTTATGATAGGCGCAAGGTTAAGTTTGTGACTTAAACTATAATCCGTAAATACGGAACTGTCAAGGCTAATGCGCCGTAATTACGGAATATCGTGCTTTTACACAATTTGCTTCCTTTCACACATTAAAAAGGAATTTATGCAATATGGACAAGGACTTGCTGATTCAAAATGTAATACACTTTTGTACTCTCAAAAAAGAGTACCCAACCAAAGCTTGTGAAGCTGCGGGCGTTGGAAAGAGCTTTGTGTCTGATGTTAGAAGAGGACAAGTCCCGTCTGTAGAGAAAGTTCAAATGCTGGCAGACTACCTCGGCGTCACAACGTCGCAGTTGCTGGGGGAAGAAACAAAAAAAGAGCCCGACGGCGAGAATGCCGTCGAGCTCCCTGATCCTCTTGATGCGCAGCTTATGGACCTGTTACGCCGGGCTGATCCTGAGACGAAGTCTGCGATGCTTGTTCTTCTACAGCAGCGGAAAAAAGACGAATAAACTCACGTTTTTCATCGTCCGACAGTGTGGCAAACAGTGCAATGATTTGGTCATCCAGATCAGTGGGCATTGTTCCGGCTCCTTTCTGACGCGGATCCGTGCCATATTGGTACCAAAGTGAGTATAGCATAATATTACAGCCTTTGCATTATGTGGAGGTGTGGTAAATGGAGAAGGCCAAAAACATTGTCCTCGTGGTCTGCGGTATTATGCTGTTCTTTGGTTCGCAGGCGGCATACGGAACATGGCTGTACTTATTTGCGTGGGCCGCCGGAGTCGGCATGCTTATCTTCGGTATCTATGGCTTGGCAAAAAATCGCAAGCGTGAAAATGCAAATAAATATACAGAACACAAAGCTCAAGAAAACCCTACAGTTAAGAGCGAACCAGTTGTTCAGAGCAGGCGAGCAAACGACTTTCTTTACAGAGAGTACAAAGTGGTCGGTGTTACTTTTGACACTGACGGCGTGTCGCGGCAAGAGCTGCTCGAGAAGATTGATTGCCACGCTCCGCCTTTCTCCGGAGAACTTCGCTATGGTCTAGTTCCCTATGATTTTGAAGGAGAACAGGCAATAGGCGTACACGTGAACGACATTCAAATCGGCAACATTTCGAGGGATGATATTCCCGAAATTCTCCGTATGTGGCGCAGAATAGAGGACATTTCAGAGGTGGAGATTGTCGGCGGCGAATATGGCTTTGACGGACATGCCTTGAAGTACGGCGCTCGTGTAAAGATTAAAATACGCAGGGAGGATGCTTCGACATGAGCGATAATTATGAGCCTATATACAGCCGCGGACGCGCTGTAACTATATGCCCAAACTGTGGAACCGAGAATGAACCTCGTTCGAACTTCTGCGCCCGCTGCGGTGCCAAGATTCCTAATGGCAGATGCCATTGTCCTGACTGCGGCCGTACATATGCAGATGACGTTGCATACTGCACAAACTGTGGGGCAAAGACCGTACCGGGGGATCCTCCACAGAGAACTCAGGCACACTACGACACCTATGAGCACCGCGAAAGCAGCAGTCGCAGGCAGCCAACATCCGAAAAAGACTGGCTTGTCGCCTTGCTGCTTTGCATAATCGTCGGAACTCTTGGAGTCCACAGATTCTACGTCGGGAAAATTGGAACCGGCATTCTTTGGCTTATCACCGGCGGCTGCTTCCTTGTTGGCTGGATAGTAGATATTGTCATGATAGCCAGCGGCAGTTTTACCGACGCTGATGGCTTGCCCTTGAAAAACATCCGATAATGTGTCCAATTTGGACACCTGAGCCGCTCTGAAGAAGGGCGGCTTACCTTTAGGCGGTGTACTATGGGATACTTAAAGAAAAAAGTCAAAGACGAGCGCGGGGTATGGATTCCCGTGTACGCTAAGACACCGGAGGAGCTTGAAGCAAAGGTCACTGCCAGGCTTGCACAGATAGAAGCAGCCAAGGCCCTCGCGGCCAATCCCTATGTCTATCAGGTCGCCGCCGACTGGTACACCACGACCACGCAGCGGAGCTTCAAGCGCCGGGAAGATTACCGCAACGCCATAAACAGGCACATCTGTCCCGTGATAGGGCAGATGCACATAGCCGAGGTCACCTCCGCGGACGTCGCCTCTGTAATGACCGCAGCCGACGGGTACAGCCGCAGCCTGCAGGACAAAATCGCCAGCACGCTTCGGCAGGTGTTCTCCTATGCTGAGGAACAGGGGTACATATCAAGCAGCCCTTGCGACAAGATAAAAGCTGGCGGGAAAAAACCCGCTGAGAAAAGCGCGCTGACGCCCGCAGAGCAGGCCACGCTGCTGCGCGTGGTCTCCGGACAGCAGATCGAGGGCTTTGTCCGGCTCGGGCTGTTTGCCGGGTTGCGCAGGGAGGAGATCCTCGGACTCATGTGGGACTGCGTCGTACTGGATGGGCCTGCGCCTCACGTCAAAGTGCGTCGAGCTCTGAGATGGGAACACAACCGCCCTATTGTATCAGACGCGCTCAAAAGCTACGCAGCCCGCAGGGATGTCCCTATACCCCCTCAGCTCTCAAATTGGCTGAGAGAGCGACAGGCGGCCTCAGGCTATGTGATTTGCACCGAGGCCGGGCAGCCGTGGTCAGAGGCCAGCTTTAAGAGTGCCTGGGGATATATCAAGCGCCGCCAGACTGGCACAGCGTCGCGGCAGCGCCTGGACCCAAAGACCGGCAAGCTGTGTAAGGTCAAGGTCGAAAAAAAGCTTGGTGACAAAGTCCCGAACTCCGCGGTGACAATCGAGATCGACTTCCCGGTCACACCACACATCTTAAGGCACACATACGCGACCAGTCTGCTCATGGCCGGCACGAACATCAAGGTCGTCCAGCACCTGCTGGGACACGAAAAAGTGGACACGACGCTCAATATATATACCCACCTAATGGAGCGCAGCGCCGAGGCGAATATCGGGGCCGTGTGTGCTGCCTTTGGAGAGCACAGGGAATAA